ATGTAATGTAATGTAATGTAATGTAATTAAGCTTTCGCCCGGGATCGAACCGGGGTTAGTGGATTCAAAGTCCACGGTCATTACCTCTAGACCACGAAAGCTTGATTACATCGTAACTTTATTTTCCGTTGCTGGGAATTGAACCCAGGTTGTGTGGGTGAAAGCCACAAGTCCTAACCACTAGACTACAACGGAAAGTAAAATTAATATACTCCTCCATTCGGGATCGAACCGAAGACATTGCGGTTAACAGCCGCACGCTCTAACCAACTGAGCTATGGAGGAGTGTATTAATTAAAATACGGGGTTTTTAATAAGTATTTTAATATTTTTTTTTTGATATTTTAGTCTTAATCATATCATAAATCATATTAGCAAGTGCTTTGTCTGTTTGAAGAAGATCTTTTAATTTTTCTGGGTTTTCCATAATTTCTTTAACGTACATTGTATGATCTACAGCGTCCATTGTAAATATGTATTTTTTATTTCTTTAAATCTATTTACTCGTCTGTAACTTCGACCTCCTCTTCATCTTCATCTTCGGAGTCTACGATAGAGTATCCAGATAGCTTGTTACTCTTGTAAATCTTTGCCTGTACTAGCTTGTATCCTACGCCAAACTGCGTCTTTCCTACAAACCAAACTCCCGTAGGCTGAATTAGACACACTGCTTCACAGCCACGAGGAATAGCACCGCTGTTAAGATCACCATTTTCGTCTAGAATGTTAATTTCTTTCTTATTTTCGTCATACAAATGAAATAGTGGTTCATTCTTCTTAAGATCAAATGGAAGCTTTACCTTAAGATTAGAAGGCCACTTTGTATCCTTTGGAAACTTCTCAGCAGACTTGTAAAATTCATTTACAAGTTCGTTACTTAGAGTCTTACCAAACCATTCAGAATTCTTTGTAGGCATTTCCCTAGTCTTTTCATCAATAAACCGAAGATTTTCAGTTAGCTTGTGTAGTTGTTCATTTTGTGTTTCATCATTAGCCAAAGACAAAGAGATGTGATACTTTACGGGGCCATTTTCAGGCTTGGAACTATCGATACCAAATGGAATTCGTACTCGGCACGTCTGAAGGAAAAAAGGGCCACTCTTGTCTCCGGTATTGTAATTTACCAAAACACTCTGTCCGCCTAGTTTATTTTGGCGAGGAGGCAAAAAAGTAACGGATTCCTTCTTAAATTCATTAGCGAGTAGAATGTTGTTGCTGGTCATTGTGTATCTGTTGATAACTATTTATAAAATTAATCTTTAAGTAGGTTAAAATTTTGTAAAAAAAAATACATATCTCTAATTAAAATGTATGTAATTTTAGTAATAATATTATCGATTTTTATCATAGAAATATACGGTATAATACCTAAAAATCAACAGGCTGTTCCTATTAAATATCTTACGGAAACTGATGTTAAAATAGATTTAAAATTTGATAAATACGTGGCAAAAGAAGGTAAAACTATTTTAAAGTCTCCTGGGAGTATATTAATTAAAGACAATTACAACATCGTTTTAAACTATAAAGATGAAAATATACTAATGGAAAAAGATGTAATTTATAATATAGACGTCGATTTTGAGGTAGAAACTTTAAATATAAATAACAGTAATATTATATATTATTACATAAGTACATGAAAACGATTCCATGTTTGGGAAAACATAGTATAACAATAATAATTTTACACGGATTCAATCAGTCTGTTGCTGATATGGAATGTATATATAAACCAATTAACGAAGTGTATGATTGTATAAAATATTTAATACTTGAAAGTAAAGAAAATAAATGGTATGATTACTATACACAAAGAGATAATCACAATAGACATGATAAAATCAATTATAGACAATTTCTAAACTCATGCGATGAATTATCAAATATTATATCTAACGAATGTAATTATATACAACCACAAAATATATATCTATTGGGAATATCTCAAGGGGGAACTGTGTGTATTAATACATCAATCAGTTTAACTTTCAAGATTGGTGGGACAATATGTATAGATACAATTTTTTTGACAGATTACATCAAAGATATATCTTTTATAAATCAAACGTTTTACACGATGATTTCTAAAAAAGATAAAATTTATAATCCAGGTTTTCAAATTAGTTGCTACGATTTGTTAAAATTTTATGGAAATGGGGTGTATATATTTAAAAGAAATAAAGAGCATTGTAAAGACATGTATGAAATATGTGATTATATTAAATATATTTTTACAGCATATAAAATTATTTAAAAAAATATTATATAATAATATTACAATGACAACTCTCGAAGATTACGATATTGACGAACGAGCTGAAAATGATAACGAAACATTTATAGAATTAGAACAAGAACGTAAATGGAGAGTCATTTCAAAATTTAAAGAATTTATCTCAAAAGAACCCGAATTTTCTAATATTAATAATCTTTCTAGTCAAAAAATTCTAGAAATAATCGAAACAACTACTTCAAATAAAAATAATAACGAATATCCTATTTGGCAGTTAGTTTTTATAGCAGAACTTTTAGAAGAAGTACAAGATATTTCATACGATCTCAATCATGTTAAAAATGTATATTATAATATATATTTTTCAATTAACTAAAAAGGTTTTCTTTAAGTTTTGGAAACTTTTTATAGAATTTTTCAAACGTTTTAGTTTCGTTTAATATTGTTACTGTACTTAATAAACTTTTTTCGGCAAGTTCTGCCAATGTAAAAAATTTATCAGGTACATTTTTTGAAATGTAATAAATCATACCATATAACTGTTTATCTTTTATGGGTTCTTTAATATAATCTCTTAAGTCGCGTTTCATTATTTTAAGTTTATCTTGAATTTTTTGCGGAAGAACGATATCACTCTTTGTACCAATTGGTATAGAGATGTATTTTTCAAATGAAGTTCCTTTAAAAAGATCTTTTAATCTAAAATTGTATGAATATATATCTCCTATAAACGTTTCTGTTAAACTTGCTATACGCTGTAAAGGAACATTTAAATTATTATATACCATTGGATAATAAATAGACCACGCGAGAAGAGCTTTTTTTTCTTTACCATACATTGTTTTATTAACATTGAGTATGTTATACCACATTGATATTATCTCTTTTTCTACTCTTTCAAATGTAATCGGGTTATAATACTGTCTTAATTTATCTATAGTATCTAATAAATTTTTCATATTGGATACTATTCTCTGATCTTCGGGGTCAGATGTTAACCATGTATTTAGTTTTGAAAGGTCTCTGGATACCATTTTACCATCTTTCATTACATTTACCGTTAAAGTACCGGGTTCTATGAAAGAACTTTTTGAAAAATTCAAGTCTTGTTTAAATGTTTGGAATGGATTTATTGAACTGTCACTTTTTGTAGCGCCACATTTTTTACATAATATCTCGTGAGAAGAAAAAATAACATCATCTGATTTACATACTTCGCATATACTAGGTAATATTACGGGTCTGTTTGGAGATATAACCGGACTTTCGATTATACCTTGTTTTTTAAGACATTCGATAAGGTAATTTTTTTGGTCCTGTTCGTTTTTAACAGATATTTTATTTTTTAACAACAATGCTGTCAATTGTTTTGACATATTATTATTAAATAATTATTTTATTTTGTAATAATAAATATGATGCAATTGATATATGAAGCCATTGTTGTAGGTATAGCATTTGTAATATTTGGAAATATCGCGGCCTTAGTTGTCGGTCCTTATTTTAAGGTGGATCTTCCAGAGGAATGTAAAAATTGGAATAAATTTTACGCAATGGAGATCACTCTTTTTGTGGCAGGCATCCTTGGTCATCTTTTCTTTGAATTCTCGGGAGCCAATAAATGGTACTGTAAGAATGGATTTGCATGTATGAGATAAAATAGTGTAAATGTAGTGTATTTAACAACAAAGAGCCCACGCGGGGGATCGAACCCCGAACCTCAAGATTAGAAGTCTTGCGCGCTATCCAATTGCGCCACGTGGGCTCTTTGGTGTTTTAAAATGTGAAATTGTCTGGTACATTACCAATGAATAATGGTGCGTAAAATTTAACTTCTTTAATGTCTGGATAAGGTGTTTTAATGTAAATATTATTGATGTATTTATTAGCATAAACTAATGCTTTTTTATGTCCCATTCTGGGTTCATTTAAAATGTAATACATGTATAATACGTAATTTAATTTTTTTCCAAGATACTTTTTACAAATTTTCTTTTTAATTAAGCGCTCTTTGGGTTGCGAACTGCCTTCTTTTTTAGAGGAGCCTTTGGGGCTTCTTCCTTTGGGGCTTCATCTACTACATCAGCGTCAGGTACAACATCGACTGGTAGTGGCTTCTTGCGTGTAGACTTTGGCTTTTCGGCTGGTACATTTACCGGAGTTGCTTCCGCATTCTCAAGAGCCTTCTTATCCTTTTCAGACATTGGGAAATGAGGCTTAAGATAACGCTGAATGTTAAAAAATGTTACAGGCTGATCCGGGTCGCGAAGCAAAGCCTTAAGAGCTAGACCTTCGGGCTTTTCTGTTAGAAGCATAAAACGGCGGTTCTTGGGATCCTGAATATCATGCTTCTTAATGTAATCGTTAATACCCTGTGTAACATCGCGGCGCGAGTGTTCGGTATCTGGCTCAAAACCTAGAAACTTACACAACTCATTGGAAATAGCAACTGGCTTGTGAAGAGCAGACGTCCTGGGTGGCGCATCTGGATCGACTTCCTGTGGGGCACGCTTTACGCGCTTACCCTTATTAACTTCCTTCTGTAGAACCTTCATGCGAGCACTAAGACTCTTGGTGGTCTCCATAAGAGAAGAAAAATCTTTAATAAGAAGTTCAAACTTTTCGTGGGTTGTAACAGGAACAGGTGTGGTCTCCATTGTGTCGGTCATTTTATTATAATTATTTATGTTTTTTTTCTTTAAGTATGTTTAACCCGTGCGTTTAAAATTAATATACTAAAAGAAATAGAATATTTATTATACAATATGGAAAACACCATTTCTGAAATTGCCGATTTTATCAAGCGTTATAAATGTGTAGCAAATATTAACTTTACACTCGGTAAATACACCGACGAGTTTAATTTTGAAAAAAATTTATTTCACGAAGAAAATTACAATCTTATACTAAATCTACTAAATTCAAACGATAATTGGGAAGGGAAAAAAGAAAACACTCTCAATGTAAATAATAAGACAACTTTTAAGATTATAGACACTCTTATTTATAAAATACAAAACAGCCCATACGACATGATTGTTACAGCCGAAAGTAAAAAAAGTCAAACAGTTTATATTTCGGAAGAATACATTAAAAAAGAGACTTTTTATACAAGAAAATGTCATACTTTTCATATATCACATGAAAATAGTATACAATACGGAAACGTTTACAATTTTAATATTATATTTACTAAAAATGAAAGTACAGACACATATAATTCTCATTCTAGTCTTCTTAAAATTTTAGACGTTATTAAAACAGTTGATACCTGCGGAAAAAATAATTACGCATTTGAAAAATTGTAAAAAAATAATTAACTTAAATAATAGATTAATACATAATTATATATCAAATGGGTGATTTTCATTTTGACAGTTTTAATCAAGAAAATAAATGTATCACACGTGAAGACATTACTAGAATTACGGGATACAATCCTATTAATGTTTTGACTTATCAGAAAGCTTTTATTCATAAAAGTGTCCTTAGATTTTTAAACACTACAAATTTGAAAAATTCTTATGAAAGATTTGAATTTTTGGGAGATTCCGTGTTGAATCTTGTAATTGCTAATTACATATTTCATAAATATCCAGAAGAAGAAGAGGGGTTCTTAACTAAGATTAAAACTAAATTAGTAAATGGTAAAATTCTTGCTTTCTTTTCAAAAAAATTAAATCTAGATCAATTTTTGATTATAAGTCAAAACGTAGAAAAAATAAATGGTAGACAAAATGATAGAATTCTTGAAGACATATTTGAAGCATTTTTATGTTCTATACACTTAGATTTAGGATATAAATATGTAGAACATTTTATTCTAAACACTGTTTTAAAATTTATAAATTTTGATGAGATTCTAGAAGATAACAATTACAAAGACATCTTGTTACGAAAGTGTCAAAAAATGCTACAAATTAATCCAGAATACGAACTAATTTCTACGACCGGGCCTGGACATAAAAAAATATTCAGGAGTGTGGTTGTAATAGACAGTGTCAAATATAAAGAAGGATCTGGGTGTACTAAAAAAGAATCTGAACAAATAGCATCAAAAAACACACTTGAGATATTTTAAGATGCTCCCGTACTTCCAAAACCTCCTACACCTCTCGAGGTGTCAGTATTTACTTCTGAAATCTGAAACTTTGGGAGTATTCCATCAAATGATACAATTTGAAAATAACAGCAACCTTCTTGTAGAAGAACATCAGTATCACCAAGATTATCCACTACTACCATAACATTTCCTCGGTAATTTTTATCAATAATTCCCAATGAATTTGCTAAGCGAATTGTGGTTTTTGAAATAGAACTTCTTGGTACAAGCATGTAACTTTTATTTTGTTTTCCGTTGAATTTTAGATTAATTTTATGAGATCTAGCACTCTTTGGCACAAGTTCTGAGGTTTGCATGGGAATATCAAGACCAACGTCTTCGTTATGTCGTGCTTTGGTGTAAGTGGGATGATTTTTCCAGTAATAATCATTTTCTGGATTGATAGTGATAAATAAGGTCATTTGTATAAATACAACTACAGTATCTTTTTAAATCTATTTAAGAGAATATAATAGTTATATTTATAACCATTATGTCTTTCGTAAACACATCGAGAGTTGTAAATTTGAAAAATAAAATTTCTTTTCTTGGAAACGCCGGCTTTGTAAAAATTGTGGATGTTATGCCACGTGTAATCCCTGATAATTGTAAATCTTTGATGTGCGATCATGCCATTATTCAAGCAGCAAGAGTTTCACTAAACGAAGGTATTAAAACTCCAGAAAAAGATGTCAAATTGATTGATTTTCTAATTCGTCATAAACATACCAGTCCTTTTGAAATGGTAAAATTTAAATTTCACGTAAAGACCCCAATTTTTGTACAAAGACAATGGATTCGTCATCGCATGGCAAGTGTTAACGAAATCTCTGGAAGATATTCTGTTATTGAACCGGAATTTTACTACCCCAAAGCTATTTATGATCAGGGTAAAATGAATAAGCAAATGTCTGGAAATAAAATAGAATGTAAAAACACTAATGAATTGTTTCAGACTTATATGGATAATTCTATGAAACAATATAATACTTATAATCTTCTCATTAGTAAAGGAGTTTCTCGTGAGATTGCAAGAATTGGACTTCCGCAAAATATGTATACAGAGTTTTATTGGAGTATTGATCTTCATAATCTTCTTAACTTTATTCGTCTTAGATCTGCATATAACGCCCAGTCAGAAATTAAAGAATATTCTGATGCAATTAAAGGTCTGATTACAAACCTTGTTCCAAATACTATTAAGTCTTATGATAAATATAATCAAGTGTAAATACAGAACTTGTTAAAAAATTTAATAATTTTAGAAAAGCGATTGTTTTTGTCATCTTTGAACTCTTCCATTAGTAAATTTTCAAAATTTTGTCGATGTGCAACATTTTTAAGTTTACTATCTAGTGCGTTTGTTATCGATTCTCTAGCCGACGATGTAGATGTGTAATTGAAACTTTCAAATTGAATATCAGATACAATCTGAAAATACAATAACTTAAGTTTTAACATTATTCTAGATAAAGATTTTTCTTGATATTTGTATAATTTATTTAGCATTTCGTTATGTAACGTATTCTTATTTATGAGTATCTGAGTATGATGTTGTTTTTCAAAAACTAAATTATCTATTCCTATACCTTTGTTAACTCTTACAGTATCATCTTCGATTTCATATTCATTTTTTGATACATGATTCTTGGAAAGTTTAATTATATTAACTATAGTATCGTGTATTTTACTAATTTCTTCAAAAGTGTATACTTTATAATGTATATCATCAAACGGTGAAAAATCTATACTTGGTATATTTTCTGTTATGTCAATGTTATCTATATAACTTCCTTTAATTTTTATGAATAATTTATAATATTGCCCATACATCTGATACAAAAAAAGATTAAATAAATCTTTATAATTTTGAGCATCTCTTTTTGTCATGGCTATTTGAAAAAATAATGTATCTAAAGACATTGTAAAGTCTGAATTTGTTTCAATTTGTTTTATGTATTTTTTATAGATAATGTCTAATTGTATACATTTATCGTTAATTTCTTCAATAATCCTATTTATATCATTTTTATAATCTTCAATTTTAATAAATTTTTCCTCTGACATTTTAAGTTAATCTTTACTAAATAATTTATTTTAAAATATTAACATAAATGTCTTCGCTGGAAAATTATAAGGAACACACGCCCTGGGAAATTCACCATGATGCTATTTTTGTAGATTGGGCAGATAAAGCATCGTGTTATAAATGGCTTCACGATAAATCTTATTTAAAATATTCTAGTAAAAGAAATATGTTCACTATCCCTGTTATTATTATGTCTACACTTACCGGTACAGCTAATTTTGCATTAGAAAGATTTCCAGAAGAGTATCAGGACATTTGTTCCATTGCTATTGGAAGTGTTAATATATTGGCAGGTATAATAACAACGGTTGGTCAATTTTTAAAACTAAACGAATTAACCGAGAGTCATAGGTCGGCTAGTGTAGCATGGGATAAGTTTCATAGAAGTATCAGAATTGAACTTATAAAGGCTCCTGAAGAACGTCCGGATGTAAACTATTTTATGAAAACTTCTAGAGACGAGTTTGATAGATTAATGGAAACATGTCCGGGGATAGATAAAAATATATTGGAAATGTTTAAGAAACATCTGACTACTGGAATAGATAAACATGATGTTATTCGAAAAAATAAAAATTTTAATAGACTTATTAAACCTGAAATTTTTAACGAAATAAACACTTTAAAAGATTCAGTATTTAAACGACCGGATAATTTAATAGAAATAGACATGGCCGAAAAAATTAAATACGAAAAAATAATAATCGAAAAGGAAGAATACACCGAAAAAGCAGCCAAAGTTTCTAATTTCATATCTACTTTTCAAAACAAATATTCTCGGCGACCTTCTCAAGAAGAGATAATATCAAATTTAAAAAACGTTATGACTATTGCAGATATTAACATAATAACATCAGACTTAACTACGCCTTAAATTACAAAAAAATACATAACCTAATATTATTATATAAAAATAAAATATATACAATGATATTATGCAAGTTGAAAAACTTAAAGAATGTCTTGTAAAATTAGCTCTTAAATCAGGTTTTGACTCTTTAGATGATTTTGCTAGATACAAAGAAAAAAACAATTGCGACGCAAATTACGTAGCTGTTTACCCTGAAATTCAGATAATTTCTAAAAGCGATGATAAAACATACGTAGATAACTTAAAGGTGATGACAGCTCAAAATTTGTACGATAATAAATCAGGTGATATAATCAAACTTACAGATGAGATGTCAAAAAAATTAAATATAACAGAACCACCCATTGGTTGGTGGGCATCAGAAAAATGGGACGGAATACGAGCCTTATGGGACGGAGAAAAAATGATATCGCGTGGTTCAGGTGTTGGTAAACCAAAAGTTTATACATATATCCCAGAATGGTTTAAAAATACATTACCACCGGGTATACCATTGGACGGAGAAATTTGGATAGGAAGAGGACTTTTTCAAAAAACCAGTAGACTTTCAACGCTTAAACCCGGAAAAAGTTACACCGAAGAACAAATTGAAAAAATATGGACCGGAGACACCGAACCTCCTGTTATTTTTAAAGTTTTTGATGTACCAAATGATTCTAGACCGTTTGAAAAAAGAATGTCTTTTCTTCAGACAATTGTAAAAGATCGTAAAATTTGTTGGAATTCACTAGTTTATCCTGGTAAAAAAATATTTCCTCTTCAGTTTACAGAACAAGTTAAAATTAAATCTATGGAACAACTCGTTAATTTATACACTAAATTAACTTCTGAAGGCGCTGAAGGTATAATGTTGAGAGCACCTGGATCTCCTTATCAAACTAAAAGAAGTAAATATATGCTTAAGTATAAAATCAAAGAGGATGCTGAGTGTATACTCAGAGAATACATTCCGGGCGACGGGAAATATAAAGGTATGCTTGGTTCTTTGAAATGCGAACTGATCACAGATGGTAAACCAAATGGCATATTTACTCAAATAGGAACAGGTTTAAATGATAGTCAGCGGGAAAATTATAAAAATGTAAATTCATCAGACTATATCCCGATTGGAAGTATAATTTCTTTTAGTTATATGGAAATGACAAAGGAGGGTGTACCGCGTCACCCTGTTTATAGAGGAATACGCGATGACATGCCTGTTCCTAAACAAATGAAAATACCAGTAAAAGACGTCAAAATTATTTTATCTAAACTTATTGCCAAAATAGTTTCTGAAAAAGAAGCAAATTGGACTTTCAAAGTTAAAAGTTACAAACAGGCTAACGAAATATTGAAGGATAATATGGAATTAAAATCTGTAGAAGATTATATTAAGGTTCTTCGTGATGGTGATATGAAATTGGCTGGAGAAGAAAGTTTTAAAGCAAAGAATGGAAATTGGAAAAGTTCTATACTACAGAAAATAGACAGCATCTTAAAAACTGGACAGACCGATGGAATATCACTTACAAAGCAAGATCCAAGGGCTCTTGCAATTGAAAATTTAACTAAAATTCCTAACGTTGGACCCTCTACCGCCGGCAAAATATATGATACTGAAGAAATAACCACAGTAGAAGAACTTAAATACCTATATTCGATAAACAAAGAAATCTTAAATGATAAACAGGCCATAGGTTTAAAACATTATGACGATCTTATGCTTAGAATTCCTAGAAAAGAAATGGACGAATGGAATGAAATTCTAAAAGATATCTTTGCAGAAACAATGACTGAACTTTCTATAACAGGGGAACTTATTCTTGCTGGTTCTTATAGAAGAAAAACTCCCGACTCTGGAGACATTGATGCCTTGATAACAACAGACACAAAGAATCCGAGAGTAATGACAACTTTTTACAACAATCTTGTAAAACGGAACATAATAAAACCGTCTGACATTATTGCAAAGGGACCGACCAAAATAATGGCGGTGGCAAGTATAGACGAATATTATCGCCATCTTGATATTTTTTATCATCCTAAAGAAACTTTTCCATTTGCTATATTATTCACAACTGGTTCTAAAGAATTTAACGTCAAGATGAGAAAATTTGCCCTTGAAAAAGGATATTCATTAAATGAGCAAAACTTAACGAAAAAGTCTACCGCTGGTCAAAAAGTAACACAAACCGAGTATATGAGCTCGATAAATAAGGAATTTCCAAAAACAGAACGAGACATTTTCGATTTTCTTGGATATGGATATATTTCTCCAGAAATGAGATAGATAAATAAATCAAAAATTAAATAATTTCATATTAATAAATGACAAATTGTTATTCATATGAAAATATTGCGGAAAGTGAAAATCCATTATTCAAAAATGTAGATTTAACAATTGTTTTAACAATGAAAGATTCTAATAGGTTTAAAAAAGACAATCTTCTTTTAAATTTATCAAAGAAAACAGTATATCAGTACAATAAAGGTTTCAAGGCTTGTAAAAAACCCGATAGTATTAAAAGAACAGTTGAAGATTTAACTCATGCTTATTATACCGCTTTTGAATATTCTAAAAATTACAATAATATAATCATTCTCGAAGACGACGCGGAAGTTCTAAACTATAATCCGATCCATTATAAAAAAATAGACAATTACATAGGTTCTAACAATTTTACCGTTATTTCAATGGGTTCGCTTGGTTTTTTTACTAAGAAAAATAAAATGTTTTACGAAACACACCCAATGGCTCACACTCAAGCTCAGATTATATCTAAAAATTCTAGAAGTGACATGCAAAAATTAATGTTAAGTAAAAATTTTATTGGACATGTTGATGCTTTTTATTTTTCAGAACAAAATGTTCTTGTATATCATGAACCTCTTATAGTCCAGGTTTTATCCGATACAGAAAATTTTAAGAACTGGGAAGGGGCCCCTTTATGGGCTCATAGACTTACAACCAATATACAAGGACTTAGAGAAGATAAAATGGGGTGGTATAAAGCCTATTTAATTTGTAAAGCGAGCGCTGAAATTAAATCATATAAACTAAAAATATTTTTACTTATCATTATTTTCCTTATGCTTTATTGCAAAAAATAATTAATATTAAAATTAAAAAAATGATATATAATTAATACATACCAATGGAACAGATTAAGAATCAAAAGATTGAAGATCAGTTTCATAAATTAGTCAAGGGTTTTTTATCCAAAAATGAAAATTATGAGATGTCTAAATTCATCGGTGGGATGCCAATTACTCTAGAAAAAACTGATATGCCAAATTTAATGATGAAAGGCCCGAACGGTAAATCAAAATATACTGTTACACAAAAAGTAGATGGAACTAGATATCTTATGTATATAGGACCTGATACAGGGGTTGCTAATATAAAACAAAGACAAGTTTGTTTTGTAGACCGTAATATGAAACTACATGTTATATCGGGTATGAAATTACCAGATGTAAATACACCAGAAATGCTCTTGGATGGAGAATTGGTATTTTTTGACAACAACGGTAAACCTCATAGAGAACTAGACCCGGTTAAAATCAGGGGTGTTTCTTTTATGGCATTCGATATTTTATTTGGTCCCGAAAATATTTCTGTAAATTCAGACGGTAATAAAGTAATTGGACAATCTTTCTCAATGATGGTTCCAGAAGATGGAAAACTAAGATCTCAAGCGTGGCCGTATATTTCAAGATATGACATTTTAGCTAAAATGATTAACCCTGAATTAGTACAATTTAACAAAGGAGAACCTTTACTACCAAATGCATTCAAAGGCGCAGATTTTTTCAATATTGAACTAAAACCAATTTATTTTTTGGAAACATTATTGTCCGCAACTCTGCCTCTGTATAATACATCCGGGTCTGGTTGGCTTCAGACACAACTCAAAGAACATCGAAAAAAATATTATGATTACGTCGGTACTATTAAACAAAATGCTGATAAATTTAGAGGAAAATTAGCATTAGACGGTTTAATTTTTACGGCGGCGGATACATTGTATACAATAGGCAATTGGAATACAATCCTGACTGGTCAATATAAATGGAAACCGGCCACGGAGCAAACTGTAGACTTAAGAATTATCAAGATTACAGACGCAACTGCAAATGTTCAAGTTATAAAAGGTAATACATTGGAAATTTTTCAAGACCGTGGGAGACCCGTCGTCGTTAATGTACCGGTGTCTGCAAAAAACGGGACGGTTCACGAATTTACAGCCGATTTCAAATGGAAAAACTCTAGAATCGATAAATTAAGACCTAATGCAATAAGGACAGTGTTAAATGTTATGCGTAGTTTTAAAAATCCAGTTGTGTTAGATAACCTTATACACTTTCTCAAACCTGATAATGAAAAAGCATACCGTGTTATTCTCGAGCATTCTTCCAAAGCAAAATTATTCAAGTGTATAGCAGCACATGAAAATATAAAACTTATCAAAGATGAAGACATCAAACGGATCAACGACATGATTAAAAATGTAAATACTACCAAAGACATTGAAGTCGAAATGAGACTCGGAAAAATTAATAAAACTGGCAAGACTTTTTTTAATCCTATTATATCTAGACTAGATTTTGAAAAGATTTTGCTTAAAATTGAATCATTTGGGTTTAAAAAAGAAATTTATGATTTTATAGACATCTATGATGAAGGTATTCGAACTCGATACATTTATTCACATGAATTTTCAAAATTTATACAATATGAAAGTATAATTAAAAACAGACTGTCTAATATAGACATAGATATTTCAAATGCTTTAAATTTTGACACAAGATTTTCTTTATCTACCGAAACAAGAGTGATGAAATACAATTCCACCGGTGATACAAAAAGAAAATATCGGATTTCTTACATCGAACCAAACGCATTATTCAGGGTAGATTTTACAGCTATAACTTCGATTGAATATAGTCCAGAAACAAGAATGTTTAAAACTAATGCTAACCCCGACGAAAAATTTCAAATAGAAATTGAATTTCTTAGTGCTAATATCAATATTAATGAACTGTTTAAATTTTTAACACATCTTTTAAGCGTTTGATAAAACATTTCCATCATATATAAGTCTATTATCTTGGGATATGTACCATTCTTCTGAATCATCGAACAACGCTGCACCAATTGGTTTAAACTTGGTATATAAGTTGTTTAAAACCTTATCGTAATCATATTTTCTATCTTTTTTATTTAATATACTTATCTTGCGTTTAGGAACAATGTTTCCAGAAAAATCCCTGTTAATCTTAATATTTACATAATCACCTCGTAATAATTTATCAGGAATTTCTCTTTTTGTAAACTCATACTTATTTAAAAAACTTAATCCTTCGGGAAACGGCATATTACTGTGACCAAATTTTATAATTGAACCCTTTGTAAGTTCTAAAACTTGAAGTTCTATTATGTCATCTATTGTATCTTTTTCTCCCCATGTAATATAATTACACGTTTCTGTATTTATAAATGCCAATATATTCATTTTATTTTCATTTATAAAATAATTACTTCCGTCGATGATATCATTAAAAAAATCCGGAAAAGCTATAATTTCGTCTGTTACTGTATTTAACGCCGAATTTTGGATATCTATTATAGTTTGGTTTCTAATATTAAAAGAAGCATTTGTAAACAATTCATTATAATAAATTAAATCTACTACATGATACTCATTAACGTTTTCAATTTCATTTTTCCTTAAATAACCAAATAAAATTATATCGGTATCAAAAGAACTCGAGATTTCTGAGTCTATGCTCATTAAATTTGTATTAATGTAAAAATTCCCGCCAGGACCGAGGCAAAGAAAAAATGGGTAACTGTCGCTTGGTACAGATTTCACTACATAAGGAGTAGTTTTAAACAATTCTAAACTAGATAATGTAAGATTTATTTTTGAAATAGTTGATTCGTCGCCTATCAAACTTTTAAAAATGGCTGTATTTTCTGGTAAATTTTTTTCGTTGAATTCTGAAACTTTGTTTTTAATTATATTACCTTCTTGATTTATAACCAAGTCTAATCTTTTTAGATTAGACTTAACACATTCGATTAACTGTAATTTATTGAATGTATTTAACCCAGGAAATACGCGTGAATCTTTTTTAAATGCGTCGCCAGGAATAACTTTTTCTCTTCCATCTTCGGTTCGAACGGTATATTCATTAGTTTTTTTATTTTTTTTCTTAATAACGGTCACTATTTCTGTGCGCCCGTCTATTTCTATTTCAGCAGTTGATCCAGGACTATTACTGTCTGGTATTAAAATACCCGAACCTATGTCTTGACCATTAATTATGTTATACTTATCAGCTTCAACTTGATTTCGTGGAAATCCTTTTAGTAAATAATCTCTCATCAATTGAATAGACTTTTCACTTTTTGCTTTACAACATGGATACCAAAGCCCATCTGGTCCTTGTACACCTTCGGGGGATAAATATTGATAATTGGGATCCGGACACGTACCACTCCAAGAATATGGCTCTGGTCGTTTACCTTCTTTCCATGTATTACCATCGTCGTCTATTCGTGTTTGTGTATTTCTACAGACTGAAGAAGGTACTGCATTTCCGGATACAGTATTATAAACTTTAAGATCTTTTGAAATTTTTTCAAGAGATTTAATAGTTAGTATTTCGGATTGGTCTGTAAACAAATTATTAAAAGATGACATGATATTGTCAAATAAATCTATCGTAATATCCGTGTTTCCCTGCTCGCATAATCCAAGTGATATATTTTTATCACTGCATTTAGATATTGTCATTGTTATAATTCCATATTTATTGACAATACAAGTCATTTTTAAACCTGGTGCCGGTGTATTGACAAACTTTATATAGTCTTTAGACATAACACCTGTTCTAGTTATTCTACCAAGCGAATATTCCCATTCTATTATTCTAATACCATCAAAAATTATAACCTTTTTACCAGATGGTAAAGTTTCAACATTTGTAATTCTACCTGCTATTAAATTACCTTCAGAATCATAAGGACTTATTAAGTTATCGAGATTTTCAAAATTAATTTGTTTACCATCCATGTTATTTAATGTAAATTGTGCAGATATTGAATGAGTGTAAGAATATTCGGGGAATAGACGATATTCTCTTTCTCCTGTAACTTCTTCTAGAGCGTCGACGTCTATTACATCGGCATCTTTAACTCTCTCTATTAATTCTGATACCATTTCATCGTATTCAGCTTTTTCTTCTGGAACATTAATTAAATTTATAAGACCATTTTTACTTATTCTGATTGATGTTTTGCCACTGGGCTTTTCATAAGAAAGTATAACATTGTTTAAAAATTGTGTAGTTGTTGTTTTCGCTGCTAATTTTTTGGGACCTCGTTTTTTAAATACGCCTTCTGTATCAAATGCAATTTGAGTTAATACGTTTTCGTTTTCTCCATTTAAAAATTCATCTGGTGAGATTTCGCCCTCTGTTAATAAAATTTCATCAAGTTCTTCTTGGGTTATAGTACCACTGTTGATTTTATTTTTAATATCTAAAAAATCTCCGTTATAACTAGGAATTAAAATATAATCTTTGACACCCTTGATGGTAAGATATAAACTCTCTTTTTCTGGAACATCACAGTCTTCTTTATGGTCTTGTGTACCAATAGATTCGCAAATACTACAATATAAACCTTTTTCTATGGGTCCTATGGGGGGTCTATTATAATTATCATTAATAGTTTCTCTGCCTAAAAATTTTTTTTGTGATAAACTTAATTTATAAAAACCCTCTTCGTCTTCATCTAATGGAAAATCTGTTTTTAATTTGTCAATATTTACAATTTCTACTGGTGTTTCAAATCTATTGATAAAGACGTTAATACCGTTTATTTTGATAGACATCTTATTATAATATAATATAATAAAATATAATATTATAATGTATTTAAAAAAAGTACTTATTATAATATAAATGTCTACTGAACTAGAAAAATTTAACAAATTATTTGAAGAATTCTTAGAAAAGATAATTTCTAAATTTCCGTACGCAAAACTTAAAACTTATCTTAAATGTTTTAAAATGTTGAAAACGTCCTCTCCCTCTTCCCCGGTAAACTTATTCATGGCCGGTTGTGTAGATTATAAAACGCAGATAAAACAAAGAGATGATTTGTTTTTTTTAAATGATGAACTCGTCAATTCTCGCGCCAGAAATTTTGGAAATTTTACTCAAGATTGTGGCCTTGATAAATACTGGGATCAACTTACGCCTTCAACAAAAAAGGCTATATGGGATTATATTCAATCCTTGTTTATACTTGGGGAGATTATAGTGAATAAAAACAAAGAACTATTTAATAAGTATAATAGTATGTATGCATCCGATTACAAAACAGAAATTAGTAATCTACATACTGATAATTTTTCTGTAGAATTCTTAGAGAAAATAAAATAGTTATGTAATATTAAATGACATCTTACTGGTTAAGTAATTTCTGCGCTTTGTATTCCTCGCTTAATATTATACCGTTTATTGGCAACGATAAAAATTTTCAATATAATTCATTGACTAGGCTCATAATTTTGGTAACTATAATATCTTATATTTACACCCAAGATATAAATGTAATACTCGCCGGAATTTCATCAGTAACAATTTCGGTAGTAATTTATTTTTTAACGTTTAATACAAAAAGCGTCGAAAATTTATCTGAAAAATACTTAGATAAAAATGAAACGCCTGCGGATAAAATTATCAAAGATGATATTGTGATTAATCAGCAAAACCAGATTACATTAGATTATTCTCCTCCTGATACAGACGATTTGCGCAAGCATATATTTTTTCTAGAAGGAGATAAGTCAAAAGATACAATTGTACCGGTTGATATAAATCCAGAGGATTTTTTAACTTCTGGACCAAGAGTTACATATGGTATTACAAAAAGTTTATCTAAACTAAATAGAAATATTTAAATTAAAATAATATTATATATTATATATTATATATATAAATGGATTATACTGCCACGACTGCAAAAACCAAAGTTATAAATTACAATACTGAAGGTAGATATAAGGACAATATTGATTATAATATCTTAAATTCTGCTAAAGTAGAAGATAGAGAAGTAAAATCTCTCGTAAAATATAATAAACAAAGTATAGGTTCTAGGGGGTTTAATAAAAAGTTGAACCCAGTTGTCGTAAGAACCAGAGATAAATCTATTAATGTAAACAGTGACACAACTGGTGTTAATGATAGATACGCTGATAAGTTAGTTGATTACAATATCAGACACTATATGTTGTATGATACAGAACATATACACGCAGAAAAAGACGACAACTTTATTGTTAAAGATTATACCAACAATGGTTTTAAAGAGACGCCGTTTCAGGCTCCATTTAGTTTTAACTTTTTAGATGAAACCATTGGTACATCCAATGTAATAGATAAAGCTGCTCTTATTAATTCGCGGCAATTAAGACCAGGTGATAAAACTTTATAAAGAAATAAAATATAATATTAAGTATAGAATATAGCAAGTATGTATATGTCGTCTAGTGTAAGAAATGTTACATATTCTTCAAATGGTGGTATAATTGAAATCGAAGGAGACGAAAATTTGTTATATTTCCAAGATTTCGAAATAATATATGAAAATGATGTAGCTTTACACCCTTTACTAATGGCCATCACTCATAGGCTATATTTAGGGGAAGACATCAACACTGTTAATACGGAAGAACAAAAAAAAACTTTATCTGAAGATCAATTTAATGATTTGACATGTACACAACAATTTTCAAACTGTTGTATATGTATGGAAAATAAAAAACTAAACATAAAATTAAAATGTAATCATACATTTTGTAAACAGTGTATTAAAAAATGGCTCACTGAAAAATCTAATACGTGCCCGACTTGTAGAACTGAAATTAATTAAATATCTTAATTTATTATTGTAATTTAAAATATTTAATTATAATAATTATGAATACACTAACTACATCTATTATAGTTTTGTCTGTGTTTGGTTTGTATATTAATCTGTACGGTAATACAGATCTTAGAAACCCAGAATTAATGACAAATGTATCACAAAAAATGTCTAGTATTTTTGGATCGTCTGAGATGTCTAAAACCGGAAAAATTTCAAACGAAGTAGATGATATTATTAAAGAGTTAGAATTAGATCCTAAGCTTATAGACGCGGCAAAGAGTGTTTCGCAAAAAGAAATAGATGATATAATTAATATGGCAAAAGATGAAAATATTACACAAGAAAAACCCAAACAATATAACGAAATAGGTCAAGAAATAAGTAAAATCAAAGAAGAAAATATTTTAAACACTGGTAAAAATATTAAAAGTGGTTCTAGTGTAAGAGTAGACGGTTGGGTAAGACCTTCGTTGGTTACTAAAGATGACGAGACTGGTTTGCCTGCTCAGAATAATGCCTCTTATAAAGAGAATTATCCTTATAAAACAGCAGAATTTAGAATGAATTCTGGAGAATCTAAAATATTAAATTCCCAAATGAATCTAACTGGTAGAAGTTTTAAAGAAAATTCCAATATTGGAACACTGATATTACCTGAAAATCCAGACGCTTTTGATGCAAATAATACTTATATAAGACGCGCAGCCGATATATATAAAACAAGAATAGGATATGAAAATAAAATTCTACCAGATGTAAGACATGTAAATGTGGATAAATTAAAAGAGAAGAGTGAACCAAAATTAAATGCATTAGATGAAATGTCTGGAACATTTGAAGTTAAAACAAGACCTAATTTAATAGGTTTTAAAGACACTGTCGATCATATGAAAACACATGAACGTTTATATCCAATAGATAAAGTAGCTGCTGATATTAAAAATGTGGCGCGTAATTACAATTTAAATTAAAATATTTAATATTAATTAAGTTACAACATGAATGTTATTGATCGTAATATAAACTTTAACAATAAACAAATACAAAATATTTCTAATAATATTAGCAATATATTAAGCTTACCAAATAAAGACCCCAAACAGGTTAAAACCATTCCTGCTCTTCCGTCAAACAGGGTTATATCTTATAAAAAAAACGTACCTTACAGCTTAGAATATGCTACTAAAAATAATATACCCGAGCGTTCAAGTTATTACAACGATCTTATTGACAGATTAAATGTTAATGATAAATCAAAAAATGATATACATAATGTACTAACACATAATTATGATACGACAAAATTTGCAAAAGATAGCAAAATAATTATTGAAAAAGTAAAACCAAAAAATCAAGTTTCCGGTATTACAGATAAAAACTTGATGTCTCATATTATCGCTCCAACTTCGTTAGTGTCGGATGTTGTTCCAAAAAACAATATTAATTCAATGAATACTTATCGCCGCGCGGAATCTACTAATATGCCGCCTATTATAGCACCTGTTACGACAATAAAAGAAAAAATTATAGTCAAGAAATAATTTTATCTATTTCGTTTATATTATCTGAAAACGTTTGTTCAAAAATGTTTCTTAGTTTTATAAGAGGTTTTTTTGAATTGATGCTAAGTTTTAAAGTTTGGTACGATACCCATTTTACATCATTAATTTCTAAAAACTTTTTATCAATATTTATCTTTGATATAAATTTTTTAGTGGATAAAAACGTATACCTATAATTATTGTTAAACGGTATTTTAACTACATACATATAATAAGGATTTCCAGACGGTGTTTTACATATTATACATTGAGAATTGTACTTACTTAATGTATTTCTAATAAGATCAAAATCTTCTATACATCCCAATGTTTCTTCCCAGGTTTCTCTGGAAGCTGTTATTTCGGTATCAAATTTATCAGACGCTTCACATACTCCTCCGAAATTTGACCACTTATTTTCCCAGTCTTTACCTAAGAAAAAATAAGGAGTTTGATCTATACTTTTACTGTAAAAAAGTATACCCGCGCCGTAAATTATATTATTAGTTAGCATTTATATATACATAATCTTAATCTTTAAAACAAATTAAACAAAAAAAAGATCTTAATTCTATTGAGTGCATGACTACATCTGACTTTATAAGTCGCTATAAAGTCGAGCCACCGTTAAAGATATTATTTACTCGTTTTAAAGAAGACAAAAAAATAAAATTTAATAATTATAATATGAGCGGACTTGTACCAAAAATACAAATCGAAACTGAAAATTCTTCTAGACCTACTATACAGATTAAAAATCCAACTAATGTCAAGGGTATAGATATTATTAGAGACGATGATTCAGCGTCCGACGCATCTGGTAGTACAATAGAACCAAGTGTCCCTGATAAAAAAAGCAACATTAAACATGGTAAGTCTAAAAATAAATTTAATGCGGAAGAATATCAAAACTTTATGAATAATTCAAAGAAAAAAACCACATCCGAATCTGGCTCCGGTTCTGATTCTGACTCTGATTCAGGTTCTGATTCAGGTTCTGATTCAGGTTCTGATTCAGGTTATTCTGATTATTCGGGCTCGAGCGAAAATTCTAAAAAAGGAAAGAAAGACCCAAAGAAAGAAAAACAAGAAATACTTCTAAAGTTACTTGCTTTAGAAAAGAAGGGCATTGAACTTACTAAAAAATATTCTATGACATCTAAGTTGTCAGATTTACGTTTCGAATTAGAACTTCATCTAAGCAATACTGAAACGGAAATGAGCGTAAAATTTCAGCAGAAGATATTAATGGCAGCAGTTACCGGACTTGAATTTGCTAATAAAAAATTTGACCCAATTGGTGCCAAACTCGAAGGGTGGTCAGAATCGGTAATGGATAACTTAGATGATTATGAATCTGTTTTTGAGAGATTACACGAAAAATACAAAACTCGGGCAGAATTACCCCCAGAATTACAATTAATGGTAACATTAGCAGGTAGCGCATTTATGTTTCATGTAACAAAGTCACTTTTTAGTAGCGCCCTTCCTGCCGGCGACGGTTTACAAAATTCTGAAATTATGAAAAACATTGCGGCGGCCATGAGTAAAGGCACTTCTAATGAAAAACCAAACTCAAATGAAATTACCGGACCAAGTATGAATTTGGCAAGTATGATGCGGGATACAGATTCTATATCTAATAGTACAGTTGAAACTTCCAAAGAAGTAACTATTAACAACAAAGGAAAAAGAGCAATTAATATTTAAAAAAAATAATATCTAATTTATAATATACAATGGTATTATATTATAATCAAGGACCTCCTTTAATTGAAAAAGCGCTTCCTGCAGATATAGCGCATGCTGACGTTCAAAAAGCACAGCACCACCTTTATACTCGAGATAAAAATTATAATGACATTTATCCGGATAATAAAGGATTTTTAGAAAATTTTTCGAATACTATTTTCGGTGGTACGACCGAGTTATATTCCAGACTTCTCGAAGAAAATTTTATAAATCTATCCGCAGATGAAAAATTAATTTTTATGTATAAATCTAATATTATACAACATAAAATGTATAATAATTATTTAATGATCATAATGTTTTTTCTAATAGTTATAATTTATAAATTATATTTTAAGAAAGATTAATAATTTTAGTGTTAATGTTGTTCATCGTGTATCCGGAATTAGTATAGGATAATTTTCTAAATTCGTCTATACTTTTATCCCCGCCATATTCTTTTAAAGTATATATGCTTGGCGCCACTGGAATTCTGAAATCTTGGCCAAAAAGAGATCTATAAAATTGACCAACTAAATAACTTTTATTTTCAAATATTTTATTATTTAAACAAAAAGATTTTACACAGTTTGGTGAACAAAAATTACCAAATAATTTATATCGTTTTAATTTAGGACAATAATTAATTGGTAGATAAAATGGTATATTACTAAATGTGTGATGACAGTTATAACAGCGAATGTTGTTAACAGCCTGTTTTTTTTGGGTGACATCTATGTTCATATTGTAGTGTTTTAAAGATTTTACATTATCTTTTACAATATCACAAGTATCTTCTTCGTCACTAGAAACAATTATATTACATTCTTTTTGACACGGTTCAAAAAAATCTGAAATATTTGTACTTTCTTCTTTTTCTTTATCATGAACCTGTATACATAAATTTCCAAAAGATAATGAATTTGTTAAATAATTATTATTCAATTGTTCATTTACGTCAAATGTTATTTCTTCATTTTTTTTTTCATCTATGTAATTACTTTTAAATGTTGTCGTTTCCCATTTTTTTTTCCTTCCTCTCTTTTTTTTAACAACTTCTTCAACTGGTTCTTCTACCACTTCTACAACATTTAGTTCTTTTTTTTTGCGGCCTCTTTTCTTAACAGTCTGTTCCATTAATTAATTTAAAGAGACTACTTATTAAAAATAATAAATGTTTGCTTTATATACTTTTACTCTTATAGGTTTACTAACATACACTCTAAACAAAGTCTATAATTATTTGCGCCCGTATAAAACGTTTGAAGACGTTTATAAAAAAGACGAATATCTTTTACTTTGTTACCGTATTAAATTCGAAGATGATTCTGAAATTTCAGAATCAGAAGTAACGGTTGAAAGTCTCGAAGAAATGGAAAAGAATCTAGATGTTAAGATTAAATATATCGTAATTGAATATATGTTTAACGGTGAATTTATGAAATACATCACGTATACAAAAGACATAGCGTTTCCTATTTACCCATTTGACATCGTACCGACAAAATATCCATATTATCCAGAAATAATAATTTTAAATGGAATGGACGTAACAAATTTTATTAGACCTTGGCTCGGGCCTTATTATAATTTTTATTCTGACCGCGAAGAACCTATTAAGTTGGAAGATGCTTTAATGGAACATCCTGATTATGAAGACATAGATTTTGAAAATGGTACACTTTTAATGATTTCAAATAAAACTCCTCTTAATGGGAGAAAATGTATTACAAAACCTCTTCCTAGCAAACTCATTTGGAAAAGACATGCCGCAGTCGATCCTCGAGATGACCATCTTTTAGAAAAATAAACTGTAATGTAAATGTAAATGTAATTTAATGTAATGTAATGTATTTAAAAAACTAGATTATTTTAAATATAAATAATGCATAACGATAGTTCAAGCAAAGTATTATTTAGATTTAAAACTGTACAAACAAATGCTATAAGAATTCTTTTCGAATCTCTTAAAAATATTTTAGCCGACGTTAATTTTAAAGCTGATAATACTGGGTTAAAATTAACAACGATAGACGGCACAAATACCGCTATTGTAAATCTTTTTTTAAATAAAGATAAATTTGAAGAATATATTTGTACTAGAACAACTAACATAGGAATAAATTTATTGTCTATTTTTAAAATTCTTAAAGGTATCAAACATGCTGATACTATTTCATTTAGTATTTATGAAAACGAGGATGGACATATTTATATTCAATCCGAAAATAGCGAAAAACGTTCAAAAATTTCTACAAAAGTTAAATTGTTAGACATGGACGAAAAAATTTATAATATCCCAGATATTAAATTTAACAATTATATCACGATGCCTAGCACTGATTTTCAAACTTATATATCAGATCTTTCGAGTATTTCGAATGAAATACATTTTAAATATAGCATGAATTCTCTTAGATTACACTCAATGGGAGATTTTGCTGAACAATCTATTACTATCAACGAAACAAATGATAATAACTCAGAAACGGAAGAACAAAGCGGAACTTTTAATATTAAATATATCCAATTATTTACAAAATCTACAAATTTGTGTAGTACAGTTGAAATTTATCTAAAGACCGGGTTTCCCCTTGCTATATTATACAACGTGGCTAATTTAGGACAAATAAAATATTGTTTGGCACCAAAATAATAATATTAATTAAAAAAATATATACATATAATAAAATGGATAAAATGGATAAAATTAAAGTTTTTTTAATAGGTGCTGTATTCTTAGTTTGTTTAATAGTTGTATTTTTAATAATAAGCAACGATTCTACTGACAATACTGAGTTAGAAACTAAACTTGAAGAACTAACTAATGAAATAGAAGCCATTGAAGAACAAAAAGAGTCACAACCGGACGAAGTTGCAATTGAAGAGCCGGATGAGCCGGTTGAGGAAGTATCGGCATTGTCTTTATATACATCTCGTCCACGTCGTCAGTCTTCTACGCCGCCTCCAGTACTCAATCCACCCACGGTTCAAACAGAAATACAAACAGTTACAGATTTACCATCTCCGGGTATAAAATCCATGTTAGAAGATAATATTCCAGTAGTTTCTACACCTACAGCTACACCTGCAGCATCCTATACGCCATCTCCTGTAACCAAACCTGTAGTAACCAAACCTGTAGTAACCAAACCTGTAGTAACCAAACCTGTAGTAACGCCGCCAGAAACTAAACCCTGTCCAGTATGTCCTGTAGTAACGCCGCCAGAAACTAAACCCTGTCCAGTATGTCCTGTGTGTCCAAAATTAGTCGACAATCGTTATAAATCTCCTATTAAGTTGTATGAAATTAATGTTATAAAGAAATTGTTAAAAGAACACGTTCAAAAAACTAAATTATCGGGATGTGCCAAATCAGATGTAAATAATTTTATAGAAAATTATTTTAAATTAGATAAACCTGATAAAAAAGCCGCATTTGAAAAATATAGTTTTTATGCAGAAGATAAAGCTGCTATTTTGTCTTCAGATATAAACTCATCACCAACCGCTACTGATAATTTACTTGTTATACTTAATAGAATTAAACCGCCTTTAGTAGAAGGCAAAAAAGACTGGGTTCGCATTGCTATATTAATATTAACAGATCCGAATAAGATTAATTCGGGTAAAATGTGTACAGATGAATGGTTTGACCATTTCTACCGCCGCCATAGAAGAGCTTTATGGACAAACGACATGACAGCGTGTTATCTTGAAGACAATCAAGACGTATTAAGGCATGAATGTAGCCGCCACCACAACCCCGGTCAGACAGACTTTACTAATATAAAAGAATGTATGAAAAATGGCAGTTTTCGTGATGCTGTAAAAAGACATTTTATTACTCATGGAGTTCACGAAGGCGACCATCATGTAGCAAGATGTTTCCGACCACCTTCCCAAAGAGCGGCATTTGATAAGTTTTACGTTGATTATAAGAAAAAACTTATATCCATCACCGCTGCCGCAGAAAGAAATGTATCAAGTCTTCCATCAGGGCCCATTAAAGATAATGCAAAGGCAGAAATTATTAAAATCGAAAAGAAAAAATACTTGAAAGAGCTCGGAGCCTATTATAACGAAGCGTCTGGCCAAATAGGTGCACCCTATCAATGTGCTGCGCCGGATAGCGGCCCAGATCCTAAATATGGGCGCAATGGTAAACTATTAATAGGAGCCCATGTTGGAAATCCCGGTCCCGGTAGTCATACAGCTTGCCCCCCGCCAAATCCAAATGGTTACGACAGGGTTAAATTCCCGTCGTATGGGTTACCCACGGAGTCTATTAAATTCACAAATGAACATGGTCTTAAATCTAAACACTGTAGTTTTTTTAGAAATCAAGAATGTCACATAGACGCGTGTTCACAGGCGTGTACTAGAGATCCTGAGTGTAGATACTTCAGTTTTGATCGGGACTTTGGAGGTGAAAGAAGATCATGTGTATTTTATAAAGCTATAAAGGGAGAACACATTGATAATCCGTATGGAACTGCCTTCATGTATAAGAAAAAGGCTTCTCCACCGGCATCGTTTGTAATCCCCAGTGATGATAAAATAAATTTTGCACCACCTGAAAGAACAGGTCATAGAAACGGGGGCGGTTGGTATCATTAAGTTCGATTTTTATTATCAAATTCAACTACTTCGTCATCGTTTTGACTTAAACAAAAATTACATCTATATTTATAATATATTTTAAGTCCAGTGTCTTTTATGTATAAAAAAATAGTTTTAGACAAATATGAATTTTTAACCAATAAAATTACTACATTTAATTTTTCATGATCTACATCCATGTTAAATTTTTTAGTTAAAATTTCGTCTATACATAATATAAGAATGTTTTCAAAATCTTTTGACTGAAAATTTTTAATATATTTTTTATTTTTTTTTAAAAAATGTAACAAATTGATTACAATTAGTGAATAATCTATTTCTTCACTTGTTATTAAGTCGTAAAGACCATTATTTCTAAAATTATTGAGTAATTTGACATAATAGTCTTTATTTCTTAGTTCAATTATTTTTTCTTTAGTATTCATTTAATAAATGTAAACAAATTAAAAAAATTTAAATTATATCATTTTTAAATGTTTCATGAATTGATAAGATGCGCCAACAACTATACCCGAAAATGCATCTGATGCAAAAGAGTATGGAAAACCAAGGCGGTCATAATAATACACTTTAAGATGTGGAAATAATTTTGAATATCTCATAGGAATTCCAACAATTCCTGATACAAATAATAAAACCATGGTAGAATATAAGGTAATACCAGATAGTTTAAATGCGTCAAGCGTTAAAATTATTAAGACATGTGTTATAGCCCCTACAAAACCCGCGATTAGCGCAGCCCCCAAAACGGTATGTTCTTCAAAATAGTCTTCTAAAACAGTTATCCATTTCATTTTTTCTATTCCAAATAAATATATTTTACCCTCGGATACCATTCGTAAAATTACATCCCATAAAGCGGTTATTATAAAAACAATAATAACTTCTCTAAATAAATTATTATTACTCATTGGTTTATTTATTTAAAAAAAATATATTTATTTATTAATAAATGATGTTTCCAAATTTACCCGTATCTGTTATTATTGCTATTGTAGCAAGCGTCGCGCTTGCTTCGATGTTTGCTATGGGTGTTTTTTCTTTAAGAAAACAGTACAGAAATAAGGATAGTTTTTCGCCGGAAGGTGCTATTCAGAAAAATTTAGCGGAGCTAAATGCCTATCAATTAGACGATTCGGCCACGAATAAGTTTCATTTTGACGATAGAATTACAAAAGATATACTAAATGATGGTATGCGTTTAGACGATAATTATATTCTAAATCAGAAGAAAGGGCCATATGGATTTGCCACAAGTTCTTCAATATCTAATGAAGATAAAGTTTTATCAAAGGCAAAAGATGTAGATCCTTCTGTTAAAGTTCGGGTATCCCCTAACCAAGTTAAACCTGGGAAAAAGGTTGCCGTTAAAAAAGAAGACGTAGTTCAAAATGAAAATGTTATAGTTAAAGCGAAAGATGTTGTACCAGGGGAAAAAGTGATTGTTAAACCATCGCAAGTTAAACCAAATCAGCAAGTTTTAAAGCGTAGTGCTATATCTGGTGAAAATGTATTAGTTAAAAAAGATGATGTCAGTCTTGATGAGAATGTAATAGCAGACGTTAGTCAAATAGAACCAACAGAACCTGTTGTTGTTAAAGCTTCGCAGGTAAAATCTGGTAAAACTGTAGTTGTACCGAAGGAATCTACTGTATCGACTGGGGTAGTTATGGCTGCCGCAGAGGATTTAATACCGGATGAAACTGTTTTAGTTGAACGTAAAAACATCGGCGCGGTGGCCACCGCAGGTATTGAAGTTGAGGCCCCGCCCCCGGTTTCTATCGGAAGCGTCGAGGAATACAGACTAGGAGGAGATTCGCGTTTTGGTAAAATGTATGCTTTAAATAAAACCTCTTCCAGCAAGGCATATTCGACATTAGGCTCTAGACAAAAATTATCTGAATTTCCTTTAAACACGGGTGTTCATGTGTCCAGAATTAGCGAATAGAGTATTCGTTAATCACTAAATCACATTCCGGTACATTTCCGTAACAATTATTAACATAATCAATTTTAAATTTTTTACTTTTATACAGTGATAGTCTTTTGCGATACCAATTGTTAAAGACGCTTATTGTATCATTGATATCTATGACAATCGGTAGATTTTCATTTTTCCTGCGTAAAATTCTACCCACGGCTTGCTCAACATTACCTTTTGGTGAAGCAAGTATTAATGTGTCTAACCCTGGATTATCGTATCCTTCTGACGCCATTTGGTAAGTTGCTATTATAATTTTACATTCATTGGACTTTTTAAGATTTTCTGTTTTCATTCCTCCATAATATAAACCAACTGAGCAGCCACTTAAAGAATTAAATAATTTATCACAATGAGCTTTGCGATCTGATAGTACTAAAATTTTTCTATTAGACATGTAACATTCCTTAATTAAATTTAGAATGTATTCGTTTCTAGATTCAATCTCTGTTATAGCAGTTATACTTGCAGGAGAATTTACTTTTCCGTTTGGCAAATATTTGATTACATTATCTGTAAAATTTGAAAAATTATATACTTTTATAGTAGGTTCTATTATTAGCAACTGTACATTCACGGCAATTTTACCTATAAACCATTCTAAAGTATGTTCTAAGCGATCTGCACGTTTTAAAGTGGCAGTAAGCCCAAGATTAAAATTTGCCCCTATTTTATAAAATACATTTGAAAAAATTTTTGAGCAGTAATGATGGGTTTCGTCATAAATGGCAAATGAAAAATCTTTGAAGATCTCCGGCGGGTAATCTTTCATTGATATACTCTGAATCATTCCTATACAGATACACGGGGTTATGTCTACATTCTTACCTTGAATTATACCAGGCGAAACTCCTAAAAATTTTTCAATTTGTTCTTTCCATTGCTCCATGAGAGATTCTTTATTTACTAATATAATTGTTTTAACTCCGAGTAGATGTGATAAGTAGAGACTTGCAAAAGTTTTACCCCATCCCGTATATAAACACGCTATACACGAACCGTTTTTAAGTAATTCAGAATAAATTTCTTGAATTACATCTTCTTGGTAATCTCTTGGTTTAAATTCAGTTTTAATATCAACTTTATTTAATTCATTTAATATTAGATCACCGTCTTCGCTAAAATATCTAGGTATATACATAAATTTATTTGTAAGTTTGTATAATGTATAATGAATGGGAACGGGGGCCCCAGGCATAAAGGGAGTAACTGTCAAGTCTTTTTTAAGAGACATTTTATTTAGATCAACTCGTCGTCCGACAGGCATTATATATACATATGATTTATTTTTTATATCATTTTAGTAGCATAAACGCCCTGTACTGTCATAATCCCGGCTGTTAGACCTGCGAATATGCCTCCGCATATAACAATTCATATGTACATTATTAAATCGATGTTATTTTATTTAAAGAATTAAACGATATTATATTATATCAAAATGACAAAACTACGCATTTTTACAGACCGCGAATATAGATACAAAAATAGAACCCATAATAAACATATAACAGAACTTACAGGTATTATCAAAAATAAAACAAACGATAATAATAATTATAAAGAATTAATGCGTGAAACTGTTAATATGTTGGCCAAGACAAACTCATTTAGTCAATTTATTTATAAAACTTATTCAGAATTGTATACAACGTATAATAATATTACATTTACACTGCAAGATTATAAAAAAACATTGTTTGTTACAGAACAAAAACTTAACGAAATTGAAGAATTATACGAAAATCTAGAAGAACTATACAATGAAAAAGTAACAGAATGTGAAAAACTTAAAAATGAAAATGAAAATAAAATTAATTAAAATGTGTAATGTATATAAAGAAAACGTTTATAATATATTATGCAAATATTTGTTAAGACATTAACAGGTAAGACAGTAACACTTGAAGTAGAACCATCTGATACGATAGATAATATTAAAGCAAAGATTCAAGATAAAGAAGGTATTCCGCCAGATCAGCAAAGACTTATTTTTTCTGGTAAACAATTAGAAGATGGTAGAACTCTTGCGGATTATAATATTCAAAAAGAAAATACTCTTCATTTAGTCCTACGACTACGCGGAGGGTATTAAATACATCTACTAAAATAATTCCATGGAGGCGTAGCTCAGTCGGTCAGAGCGTCGGTCTTATGAGCCGAATGTCGCGGGTTCGAGCCCCGCCGTCTCCATAGAATTATTACATTTTTTTAATTAGTTTAAAAACAAAAGAAATACATAATGTAATTACAATGGCTTGTTCTATTTGCTGCGAAAATTTTAATGCTTCTAACCATTTAATGGTCGAATGCAAAGGCTGTGACATTTCAGATGCAGCTTGCAGAACTTGTTGCAAAACTTACATCTTGAACTCCCAAAACGATCCTATGTGTATGTTTTGTAAAACTCCCTGGGAGCGTGAGTTTATTATTAAAAATCTAACAAAAACATTCGTTGAAAAAGATCTTAAAAGACACAATGAAGATCTTTTTGTAGAAAGACAAATTTCCCTTCTTCCCGAAACACAGGCAGAGGCTATTAAAGAAAAGAAGACGCGGGAGCTTAAACAACATTTATTAAATGCACGGAATGAAAAAGATAGGCTTAAAAAATTAATTAAAGATCAAGACGAAATAATTAGTTCATATCTCCTAGAAATAAACCGGGTTTATTATGGTACATCTACTGAAGATACTGCTAATGAAAATTTTACTATCAAATGTTGCGGATCAGATTGTAATGGATTTTTGGACAATAAATATTATTGTAGCATGTGCGAAACAAAATATTGCAAGATGTGTATGGAAGTAAAAGAAGATGGACACGTGTGTAATGAAGAAACAAAAGCTACCGTTCAAGCCATTAAGAAAGAATCTAAACCTTGTCCAGGCTGCGGAGAAAGGATATCAAAAATTGACGGCTGCGATCAAATGTGGTGTATCAAATGTCACATTCAATTTTCATGGAGGACCGGTCAAAAAATGGAAGGATATAATCACAACCCAGAATACTTCCGCTGGCTTCGCGAATCTGGACAAGAAATTGATAGAAATCCTTATGAAAATGTAAATAGACAGACTATTTGCGGTGTTCAATGCTGTCCACGTTACATCATGCGGACAGCTACAAATCTTTTTCCAAACAGGGTAGACATTGTAACGGCATTTACCAATATATATAGATTTTATCGCCACGCAGAATGGCTTGTCGGAACTATTCCAGAACGCGAACTGGGTATTGAAAAGAATTTGACTGATCTACGGGTAAAATATCTATTGAAAGATATCGGTAAAGAACAATGGAAATTTGAAATTCAAAAAATAGATAAACAAAACAAAAAGAATAGTATGTACGATAATATTTGGAGACTGATACGTACAGTTTTTGAAAGTAATATAGAGAAATTTATTGTGTATACGAATGAACAAAAAAATCAAAGTTATTATCTAGAATTGCTCCAAGATTTTAACACGTTTAAGGAATATGTAAACTTAAATTTTCTAAATATATCTGATACATTTGGATCGCAGACTTCTCCAGGAATAACAGACGATTGGCGTGAAGCGAGTAATTTTAAGAGATATTTGAAAAATAAATTAAATTTAAATTAAAAATGTAGTTTATGTAATAATTAAATGTCGAAAGTACAGAAAGCAATATCTCATCTAAACGCAATTCTTATGTATGGTAAAAAAGGCCAAGGATATTATCCACCTGCCTTGGCGGGTTATGATTACAATCCAAAAACTGACAGATACATGAAAAAATGTAAAGATTATCAGACTCGTAGCGAAAAAACTGGCAGATGTTCTGGTAAAAAAGATAAACCGGCTTCCAAAAAAGGCTCTGATCTTGCCGCGAAGGCAATGAAGCTTAAACACAAAGAAGGTATTACATTAAAACAGGCCTGGGAAAAAGTGAAGAGTGGTTCTAAGTCTAAGTCTAAGTCTAAGTCTAATTCTAAAAAACGTTAAACTTTTTTGAACACAAATGAAAAATTTAAAAAACTACACATCTGTTCGTTACGTGTTAAATTAAATTTATATTCATCGTAAAGTTCGGAAAAATTTTTAATTTCGATCAATTCGAGATTATGCCTTTTACATTTTTCAATTAAGTGATCTCTATAAAGAAAGTATTCATTTGAAACACCTCGATATTCAAAATATGTCTCTCGAGACGTTTTAAGCGATTTTAGATCAAATGAATACATTCCCGGATCAGTATTTCTTTTTATTTTTAACACTTCGTTTTCAAAGTCATTGCCGTGAACTGCAAGAAAACTGTTAATAACATCCCCATCTGCCGATGTTCCGATGAAGTATCCACCCGTTTTAAGTTTTTTAGAAATCAAGTTCAATGTTATGTCCATATCATTTACAAAGTAGTGAAATGAAAACTGACACGAAACTATGTCGTATATTTTAGCATTGTCTTTACCATTAATCAAGTTTAGAACAAAAGGATCGGTTGCTGAAATTTTCCAGAAGTAACATCGAGGAACATTTGGTAAATGTTTAACAGAATTGTATCTTTTGATTGCTCCGTCAAAAGCATTCTTCTCGTATATACTTTTTGCATCGATATCAAACCCCGTAACAAATTTTAATCTCGCATTAGTCCATTTCATTATGTCGCCGCCTCTGCCAACTGCTATATCTAAAAGATATTCTCCATTGGTTTTTCGCTGAGCATCTGATATAAGACGAGATTTGATCCAGTTGTGAAATTTGCGCAGTCCGTCTAGAGATTCAGTCATAATCAATTGAATACAAATTATTAATCATGATCGTACCTATACTTTATATTTTTTTGTAATAAATCTACTTAGATTTATCAAGTGTCATAATAGCCATCGCCGCGTAATTGTGAAGATCCATTAGAGTATCGCGTAGTGTTTCATCAGTGACTTCAATTTCAACGCTTTTTGATGTAATTTTAGAAAATCTTTGGAGTTTATCTCCGATTCTTACCATAACACCTACTGTACCATATGTGGCAAAAGCATCACCATAATCTGAATTTTTCTTAGAAAAAAGTTCGCGACATTCATCTTGAATAGTTTTCAGTTGCTCTACACGGTCCATTATAAGTGTATATAAATTATTCCTTTAAATTATATCTATAAGGTTTGTATCTCCAGGAAATTTATAAACACTAAGTTGTTCTTCTAGATTTTTAATTTTTTGAAAAAGTTCATAATTAAGACGTTTTAGCTGCCTGTTTTCTCTACATGTTTCTTCATAAGCTGTGTTTATGTCATTAACACTTCGAAAGTCATTTTCGAATATAACATTAGCAGGTTCCATACACATTTTTTGATGTTTTTTAGTTTTGAAGTGACTGTTTACTAAAATTGAAAATTTATCCCTTGTGTAAATATTTCCGCAGCATTGACAACCATTTGGGTATTTTCCTTGAAGATCTCTAATGTTCATGTTTACCTTTGTTTGATATTCCCAATTTGTTTTTGGTTCATATTTGGGGTAAACATTTGTAATCATTATAGATTATACATAAATATCCGTTATTCCTTTAAATTATTACAAAAAATAATTATGCTTAAAATTATAGGATATAAATATTGTATATACGATGAATTGCGATTGCGGAAACCGTGCATTCTTTTTTGAAAAAATTACAACCGATGGAACTTTCAGGATATTCAAATGCGAATCACTCGAGACCAAGAAAAAAAATAAATGTAAGTTTTTTTATACTGAAAAAGTTAAAGAGCCTACGCTAATTGGTAAAAACACGACAAAGTGTACATCTCAAGTTAAAATTAGCGAAGTTATTATTGATTATGTCAAAAAGCTTAAAACGAGCATAAATCTTTTTAAAATTTCTTCTCATTTACCCAGAGAATTAAATGCTACCCATGAAGCTAACATAAACTACTTTCTTAAACGATTGAATATGCCTTTATTTTTTGAAAACAAAGAAACAATTTCTCAACTAGAATTAAGAATAGATTTAAACGTACGTAACAAAACTATCGAACATGTTAACATTTTTCCAGTAAAACTTGTTGATTTTCCAGAAGAACTAACTGTTCCGAAAAAGTTAAAGCAAATCAAAAAAATCAAGAAGAAAATCGCCGTAAGCAAGGTATTAGACTTATCCGCTCTTATTAAAGAAGACGAAAAAACCGATGATGAGTCTAAAGGTAAATTTTTGCCTTCTGATGATAGCGAAGGAAGCGACGTAGATGACAATGAAAATGAAAATGACAACACATTTGACATTGATTCTTACGATTCTGCACCAGATGATGATCTAGATGATGCAGGCGCATTTAGCGATTAAATGTTAAATATTAAATATCATTATATCATTATATTTAATATGTTTTCTAAATTTTTAGACGAAAAAAGCCAAACCGAATTAAACGAAGTACTTAATAAATTTCTATTCCCTATAAAATGTTATTGTATTATTATTATTTTGATATTTTTATTAAATTCTTATTATTTATATAGAATGTTAGAAAAACTGAATTAATTTAAAAAAATAATACATTTAAAGTTTAAATTAAATGGAGTTGCCTGTTTCAGATCAAGAAATTGAATTCTTTAAAAAAGACGTAGGAGATTATAATGATATAGATAATCAAATTAAAGATCTTAAGAAAAAAATGAAACCTTACCAAGATAAAATTAAAGAACTAACGCAGAAAAAAAAGCAAAAACAAGATGAAGTTTTAAATTTTATGTCAAGTAACGATCTTGATGTGTGTCACGTTGGCGATGATTCAAAGTTAGAACTTAAAAATACATCCGTAAGTAAACCTGTTACAAAAGGAGATGTATACGATAGAATATATAAGTTCTTCTCTGAAGATATTGAAAAAACAACTGAAATGAACCCCCAAGAAAAAGCGAAATATTTACACGATTATATTTACATTGAAGGGCGCGAAAAAGTACCAACGCAAAAATTAGTTACTAAATTAGCTTAAAATGTAATAATATCTTTATAACATCTCGTAATATCAAAGACATCCGTGTCTTCTTCATATAATTCATATTTCTCCCGTTCTAAAACTTTTATATAGTTATTTAATGTCAACGATTTTATATCTAATTCTTTTTCAATTTTCAATAAACCTATATCCGAATTATACCTATCAGTCGTAAAATTTAACACTGTTAGATTTAGTTCAGAATTTTCACTTTTATTATACATAACTATGTACTCTGAATAGATTTTAAATGAATCAAAATCTTTGAATTTTGTTATATCAAAAACATTTAAGTTTGTTTTTTTAACTAAAATTTCGCCGTTTTTTAAAAAAATTAAATATGACTTCATTATACACTCTTAAAAGAGCATTTTAAATAATAAATTTAACCTCAAATATTACATAATAAAATTATATAAAAAAATATTTTATAATGAATTATATTCAGTAATGACTAAGCCACCTGTTAATTGGACAAATGATATCAAGGAAAAAATAGATCAGGCAGACGAGGAAAAACTATTAGAATATTTTCATATTTTAGATAAAAAATGGTCAATTAACGGGGAAAAAGATCTCATCATTGCTGTATGCGAAAAACTTGGTATTACAGATTTAGAAACTATTGATACAAGTATGCTTGCTGTTGAATTGGAAAAAGCTATTTTTGAAACTACGCTTGTATTTTTCAAATTTAAGAAATGTGTATCAGATTTTCAGAACTATCAAGACAGATGGAATAAAATTTACGAGGTTATTTTTTATTCAGAAAGGCTAATTCGCGATGTTTATATACTTTATAAAACAGATCAGCCAGCTAGAAACTCGTTGAGTAATGAAGACCCTGATGTATTGTTTAAATATGCTCGTTTTACAGATGATTCTAAAAAAACACCTTATCAATGTCTTCTTCTTTACCTTCTAGAAATGTTTTCTGAAGAAGGTTTTACAAAAGCCGGAGGAAATTTGTATAAACCAGTTATTTACAAAAAATACAATACACATGCGTGGAAAAAACAGTGTACAATAAAAGATTACATTTATCAAAAAACAGATCATAAAATTAATTTTAATCAATGGAAAAATGCAACAGCAAATGGTACTAGCAATATAAATAATGCAGAAAAATATTTCAATGAGTTTGTAGGTCCAGAACTTCCTTCACTAAATAAAGACCGTCATTTGTTCGCATTTAAAAATGGAAATTATATTACTAAATATAATACTGCTGAACCAGGAGAAACCCCCGTATACACAGATGTATTTGTTCCATATGGTAAAAGCCACCCTTATCTAAACAATTTGTCTGTTGCTGCAAAATACCATGATGTAAAATTCGATAATTACGATCAATATTCTGAAGATGAATGGTTTAATATTATGAAACACTGTCCAACATTTAAGAGTTTGCTTGAGTATCAAGAATTTACAGAAGAAGTACAAAAATGGTTTTGCACTTTTATGGGCAGGATGTGTTTTAACCTCGGAGATATGGATAATTGGCAAGTTTTATTGTATCTACTTGGTCAAGCAGGGGCCGGAAAAAGTACTATTGTAATGAAAATTATTCAAAAATTTTATGAAGAAGAAGATGTAGGTATTATTGCAAATAATATCGATGCAAAGTATGGTATTAAACCTCACGTAAGTAAATTTATGGTTTTGGCTCCAGAGATTGCCGAAAATTTTAAAATGGAACAAACAGATTGGCAGCTTTTGGTAGAAGGAGGTCGTAACACTTACTCCGAAAAATATAAATCAGATGAAACTATTAACTGGGAAGTTCCAATGATGATGGGTGGTAATAAAATTATGAGATACAAAAATAATTCTGAGAGTGTATCTCGGAGAACAGCGGTAGTCAATTTTTGGAAAAAGGTTGTAAATACAGATACTGAAATTGATAAAAAACTAGCGAAAGAAATTCCAACCATTATGAAAATGTGTATTCGAGGATATTATCATACACTTAAAATTCACGGTAAAAAGGGAATCTGGAATATTCTTCCTCAATATTTTAAGGAAAATAAAGAAGAGATGGAGCAAACTACTAATTCTCTTCAACATTTCTTGAAATCAGAAAAGGTAGTATTTGGAAAGAATTTGTATGTACCCCTAAAGGTATTTTCTCAGATGTTTAATGACCACTGTCGCGAAAATAATTTGTTTAGAGAACAGTTTACTAAAGATTATTACATGGGTATATTTACTAATAATAATATCAAAATTGTTCAACAAAGTTCAAAAGAATACCCTCCCAAAAGTGGCATAATTGTTAAACGTACATCATTTTTGATGGGTATTGACATACCCAGTGATGATAATGAAATCCAAGAAGACGACCCGGAATAAATTATACGTTAAAAACAATTATTTAAATTATTTAATAAATGTTAAATGTCTAAAGAATCAGGGTCTTTTTTATTCGATACCGATATGTTTTTTAAGGTTGGTATTACATGTATAGTTTTACTTATTGTATACTCTGTTTATAATTTATTTTCTAAAATGAAAGAAATCAATAATAAACTCGATCAATTTTACAATGAACCAAATCTTTCACTCGAAACCCCAGAAAAAGAAGAGACAGAAAAACCAGAGTCTAAAATAGATATAACAGATCTTGACCTTGCTGAAAATTTAGAGACTATTGAGGAATAGATAACATCGAATTATTTTTAATAAGCATATTAATTATACAATTGTATATTTTTTCGTATGAAGTAATATCATTTCCACCCGTAATTATAATACTACCGGGTCTAAATACAATACATGACATTACTTTATTAAAATCCGGCTCTAACATTTTAATATTAACACCTGGGTATTTATTTGGATTAAATGAATAAGTTTTCAGATGTTCTAAGTTAGCAGTATCTAAAATTTTACATAAATCTGTTTGTTTTATATTTTTATCAATTTTAAAATCAGAATTTATCATACATACTCTCACATTTGATATTTGAGGAGATGACGAAAATGCCTTTAAAGCTTCTAATCTTTTGAAAATTTTTCTAATAGCATAAGTCGCAGACATTGGATTTAAAACGCCAGCAAGTTGTATATTACCATTTGAAAATATCTTGGCTGAAACTTTAGGTTTATTCTGGTATTTAACGCTCACGTAAATACTAGCACAATTATAAAACTGTTTTTTTCCATTTTCTTCGTTATACTTATTTACATAAAGAGATGTATTAATAATACTATTGAAACAACAACACACCGTCATGGTAGAAATATCCCATTTTTTAATTATTTTAAACCCCTCATATAGGTCATTTTGACGTATTTTTTCGTAAATTTCACTAAAATTTTTAAAATTAGAGTTACATATACAATCTGTATATTGAGAACGCGGATCGCATATTGAACAGGTTGTCATAATGTAATTACCGTGTTCTTTATATACTATAATGTTTCTTTATATAGTTATTTTATGCAATTAAATATCTCTAAATGCATTTATATTTTGAACTATGTCTATATAATCATTAATAATAGGTTCATGTAGTGTTTCTTTACAGGCTTTTAATAACATTGCCGATGTTTCTTTGGAATGATTGTTTATAAGATGTGTAAAATAAAATATAAACCTTGGTAAATATATGTTATAAGATTCTTCTAAATTTAAATTTTTTTTGTTTACATCGTTTATAATATCATATAAACAATATGTCAATATATTAAGATCTACATCTCTAATCATGTCATCTGATATTATTAATTTATTAGTATCTTTTTTGTTATAATACATGATTAACCTGTTAATTTCTTCTATTTTTTTATTGGTTAATTTAATTCTTGTACATGGATCCCGAAAGTCCGACATTTTATTTAAATATATTATAAATGTATTAAAATCGTAGTATATGTATTTTTTACCGCTTTTAATACACACCCAAGGATATTTATTTTCTTCGTGTGAAATTGGACAAATACTATTAAAGTCTATATTTTGTCTAAACTTTTTTTGAATTATCTTTGCCGCGATAGACTTATTAATAACGTCTAAAAGTGAGTCTTTTTTAACGTATTCCCTAAATTTAATTTTATAAATCTTACATATATTTCTTAAACATTTTACAGTTAAAATATTAGAAAATTGTATCATCTAATTAATTAATATTTCTTTTTATATATATTAATATAAAAAAATACATTATAAAGATAATTAAATGTCATCATTTAAAATATCAAAAAAAACTGTACACACAGATTCTAGAACTTCAATAATAGACAAACACTTTGAAACTATTAAAAAAATAGATGAAGATAAAAACAATTTAGATAAATATCGTTCAGAATTGATTTTATTTAGAAAAATTAAAGAAAATTGTCTTAAAAAAAATAATTTATCAGAAATTAATAATATAGCTGAAAAAATAGCAGAATTAGAACGTAAGATTAAAAACATCGAAAACGATACAGATTTGACTGAATATTTATTTAATTCAATTGGGTTTATTAAAGATATTGATAACAACGAGTGTACTACAGTACAAAACAGCACGGAAGAAGGTATATTTAAATACATTTCCCTTGATTCTAAAAATAATAGAGGAGAGATGTATAAAATGTATATGGAAAAATGTTTTCCATCTGAAATTTCTAAAACATCGCAGTGTAACACTATGTCTACGTTTAGATGTAAAGAATGTAATTATAAAACAACCAACGATAACGCAGCAGGGATTACCATTTGTTTTAATTGTGGGTTGACAGAACAATGTAATATTTCAAATCTTCCAGAATGGAATCATGCAGAGACTCACGAATACATAAAACCTTATAGTTATAAAAGAACAAATCACTTCAAAGAATGGATTAATCAAATACAGGGACGCGAGGGTACTGTTATACCAAATGATGTTATAAATTTGCTTATAGTAGAAATTAAAAAAGAACGTCTTAAAGACAAATCTTTAGTCACGTACATTAAAATAAAAGAATTTCTTAAAAAAATTAAACTTAATAAATATTATGAACATATTCCTAATATTATACATAAAATAACGGGCAATAAACAGCTGATTATCAATAATGAACTTCAGATTAAATTGGTTAATATGTTTAATGAAATACAAGATCCGTTTGAAAAACATTGCCCAAAAGATAGAAAAAATTTTTTAAGTTATTCTTATACATTGTATAAATTTTTTCAATTGTTAAATAAAAATGAATATCTAATTTATTTTCCACTCCTTAAAAGTAGAGAAAAGTTATTTGAACAGGAAAATATTTGGAAAAAAATTTGCATAGATTTAAAATGGGACTTTATTCCGTGTATATAAATGTTTCTTTTTAGTATATATTTAAATTTGCCGTAGAATTGTTATACGTTATAGTACCCTGTCCAACACATGTAACGTTAAGATATGAATTTGTACCCGCGCTCTGATTAAAAAATACTCTCAGCTTTATAGAATCGTATCTATCTAGTGGAATACTTGAACCAGAATAAGCCGTGCTAGCAAGCGGAATTACAATTGAACCGATTCCATCTTCTTTATCTATATCATTAAAATAATAACGATTATAATTTAATCCCAATGAATAAATTGAGGCATATTCAAGTAATTTTATTGACGTATTGTTATTTATTTTATACCCGTTTAATTCCAAAAACATAGATGTAATGTATGTTCCCGTTGAGAACCATCCAGATAAAATTAAATGCGACGAGTATAGAGAAAAATTATCTAAATTCATCTTAATTTCTGATTTATTTTGAGTTTCAAAATATAAATTTTGAGTTAACTTAGTAATCTGAGAGAGTTCTCGAGTTAATTTAAATTTATTTATATCCGGTTCTGATAATTCAAAATTCTTGTAGTACATCCTTAATCTAATTATATCAGTTGAAAAATTAGCACTGAAATAACCATTTACATTTTTATACGTATCTCCCAGTTGAAAACCATAATTGTCTCCTAATAAAGAATCGACATAGTAATTGTTGTCTCTTAGAACAGGTATTAGTGTATTATTCATTAAATTGTCAAATGTAACCCCGGGTAGGCTCATCTGAGAACTTGACACCGTGGTTCCTATTTCTTCTTCTAATTTTTTATAATACATTTTAATGTAAAGTTTTTGATTGTCTAGTAAACCGTTTGGAAATGACCCGCTTTCGGAAATATTTGTAAAAGTTTCTAATTTTGAATTAAGAGACTTTGTAAAACCTGGTATCATAACCGAAAAATCTGCATTTCCTGATTTTTTAATTTTATTTGTATTTCTTAGTAAATTTAAATATTCACAACGTCCAATTTCTGTATCAATCAATGCCTTAAGGTCGTCAAAAGTTAATGTTTGCCATATTTGAGTTCCTACGTAATATTCTATTTTATCAAAAAGCCTTAATATAGATAAATTTTTAAGAAAAATTCCCTCAATATTGGGTATATAAGGAAGAACATCGGCAATATTGTTCGAGGATGGGTCGTGATAATCTAACGAATTAAATGATAGTCCTAATGATGTAATTTCAGGAAAATTGTCCGGGTATTGAGGGTAAACCCCCGTCCAGTTTTTACCGTCTTTAGATAGCGCCACTTCATATCTCCCATCGCCTATAGCAATCCACATCCCATGTTTATGAGTCACGTCAAACACTACGTCAAAAATACCATTTACATTAGAGTCATTCCACGTCAATAAATCATCTGACCAGAATATACTTGAAAATTTTCCTTTTCCAATACTTACATATCTAGCAGAATTTACACCTGTTATAAAGTTATCATTCTTAACTTTTTCTATTTTGTAGCAATGACCATTTGTTCTTTTGAAGAGATAATTTTCGTCTATATTTATAAATTTTCTAAATTTCTGTTCGGTTTTATTACCGCTTTCTGCAACACTTGGTGGGACAATATTGGAAATATAACTAGTCAATTTAAATTTATTATTCTCTAAGATCACGTAAAACATATTAAATTCGGAAGGGTATTCACTTGATACAATTCTTCTTTCTATATTATCTATAATAGTTGTAAAACTTGGTACTAATTGTTTTCTATTTAAACTATAAGCAATTTTAGGTTCTGGATAAGAGTCGTTTTGTTCAATGGTTAAATTATTTCCATTTTTGTATATGAAGTATATTTTCTCACCGACCAAGGCGAGTGGGAGCGCGGCGGGGTGCACAGGAATGTTATATTTAAAAGAAATTTGAAGTAATATCGCCGTTTGCCCGCTTAATTCAACTGGTTTGATATCATTTGCTTCGAAATTATTAGCATCGGTTTTTCTGCTTATGTCGTCCGAAACTGATGTACGCGTTGTAAAAAATGGATAATCTTCCTTAAATGTGACATTATCAGTGACGGCACCGCCAGTAAAATCTATGTATTTCCAATTTACTAAATCGTATGTATAAGCAACACATTTATTACTATTACTATTTGCTGGTTTTCCGCCGACTATCCATAAATTTTCGAATTCACATACAGTGTATATTTCTTCAAAATCTAACATTTGTGTTTTATAGTCATTGTCATCGAAATTGTAGTGTCTTGGGAAAACAACTAAATTATAATCCCCAAAAGCCCTCTGTTTGCCCACTACCACCATATTAGACGTTGTTTTAGAAATTACAACATCGTTTATATCTTTAAACCCAGATAATATCCAGGCGTCGTCTTCACTAAGGGATAGAGAGGGGTGTATGCTTGTCGGGCTTCCCATCAAAACTCTCCAGTAATAAACATCCTCTTGTGTGTATGGTGTGTAGAATTTCTTGGCTGGTTTTTCTCTATAAAGAATTACACCGTATTCAGTGCTAGAAGCACTTTTAAATTTACCGACGGCAAAAACTCTATTAGAGTCATAGGGTGAAGGATATAGCCTTGTTAAATTTGTCGCAAACTCAGTTACGGGAGCGTTGGTTCCGGAATACTGGCTGCTTAAGTATACAGATTCAGATTCTATAAAAGTGTAATTATCAACACTTTCTACAAGAGGTAAATCAAAAGTAGAAGCGCCAGGAAATTCCGATGAATCGGCATTACAACCCATAAATATCTTGCCACCTATACTAACAATGTCATTAGGCATTTGGTTTTTGAAAGTG